AATGCTGGCAAGGATAGGTCTGACTAGCAATGCTTGCAATACACTTCTCTAATTCAATAGCTCTTTTACCGTTGGTAACAGTTACTACGGCTGCGGTTTTCATCTATGCCCATTCTGCTTTTTAATCTCAAAGTGTTCTAGATCCCAGTCCGCCACTTTTAGCCTAGCCTGATGGTTACGGGCTAGATCAATCAGGGCGGTATAGGTCATTTCACTATAGGCGTTTTTCCAAGTACCTGCTAACTTTATCTTTTGCTTCTTGGTTTTACAGGCAATGGCTTTATTCATCTGCTCTTTAAACAACAAACGCTCTATTCTCAAGCGCTCAATGTCTTGCATCCGCATCCTCTGGGCTATCAAGAAGCGACTTTAAATAAGTGATCTCAGCCGTAGCTTGGGCTAAGAGCTTGGAGGACTCGCCATGCACCCGCATCAATTCATGAAAAATCTGATCTTTGTTCATTTCCCAGATCCGTTGCATATACATTTTCTTAGCCTGGTCATTGGCTGTTTCAATGTACTCTACTGCGCTCATTTCACCATTCATTTTGCCGTTCATTCTATTCTCCATACTCTGACTCCGTTGCCTTCCCGCCTAGCGGTAAATTTCATGCCTGTCCTTTTTTGTGCCTTGTAGTTCGCATTACAAATAATTTGAATCTTAGACTCTGGAACAAAGAAGCACTCACCCAACTCCATCTCTTTGTAAGGGTATCTTTTAGTCCTCTCAGAAGGTAATGGAATATTACTTTCCACTGCAATTGACATATACTCTCCTTAATCTATTTAATCTGATAATACACACTATGTTAGAAACATACAATGAGTATCACCTTGGTGATAACCTTATACACCTTAATTATCTCAGGCGCTTGCAACTTCCCTTGGGGGAGGACATTGTTCACCACTGCAATCCCATGCACCACGCTCAGCTATTACCCTTGACCGAGGGTACAGCGATTACCTTAGCCGATCTTTACATACCACCCACAGCAGTCAACGCCTGGATTGGGCGCGATAACTATTTTTATACCCACCCACTACAGTCTAATTGGGTGCTGTTTTACTTATCCTGGTTCGATCATTTGTCTAATCTCTTAGGGGTAGACAACCCCATAGCTTGTAGGGAGGATTTACTCTTTGAGTACCCTGCCTTAAACGCTCCCTTACCCATGTCTTTTGATACCCTGCTAATTAACGCAGAGCCAAAATCAAACCAATTGCCAAACTTCTCTCATGAATTCTTTAACAAGCGGGTAAAAGAGCTATTAAACGCTGGCAAGAGGGTGATTACCACCAATCCCACAGGGATGTGCCTATCGACTTTAGAGATGGGGATGGATGTGACTGACATTGGATGCCTATCCAAGTACTGTTACTCCATAGAAGGGGTGGCTACAGGTCCTATTTGGACAACCTTCAATGTCTTTAATTTAGAAAATATCAAGAGTAGGGTTTTGTACTGCGATATTCAAACAGTGAATTTGACGGATAACACCATTACCAAAAAACTGTAATTTTCTATGGGGGGAGAACGGAATAGGGCACGCACAATCCCTTCCCTCTGCCCATTCGATGCGCCAATCTTTTGTGCAAGTCTACGCTGCTGGCTAACCTGACCAGACCAAATTACCGAAGCTGACTAAGTGTTGCAGGGCACTCCGATCAGTAGGGTACCCATGTCAATAGCACCTATAAAAAAATAGGGTTTACCCGAGGTGCGAATAGGTTGGCATTGTTCCAAACTTTCTGACAGTTGCTTTACCTATTAATTTACTTACTTAACTATTGAACAATTTATCAATTATATTAATTGTATTAATAGGATCACTATAGAAAAAAGCTATCAATTTGTCAATCTTAATTAAAATATTTATTTAAACATTACTAGTATTAATAGTATTAATAGCATTACAATCAAACTGTAGTAAACAAAAACCTAACTGAAAAGGAATCAAAATGACATACAAAACAACAATGACAGCATACGAAGTATTGACAGATGTTGAAGAATGGCTTTTAAAGCAAAACTTATTACAAAGCATAAATACCATTGGTGGCTTGTCTGGTGAAGATATATTTCTTCACAACAAAATTGAAGATTTAATCAATGACAATCATGCTTATTGGGCAAACTGTTCAAAATGGTCTTTATACAACTACGCAAAAGATCAACTTAACAAGTAACAAAACCTAACTTAAAGAGGCAATATCATGCAAAGAATCACAAATAGCCAGCTTGAAAACCTGTGCCAATACATTAACACTCTTACAAACTCACCAATGAATTACCGCAATGTTGATACAGGAAAGATTGCAGTTGGTCACTTTTCTATCAGTCATGCTTATGGCGGTGTATGTGTTCACCGCACAGTCAACGAGGGTGGCGGGTGTTCAACACCTATTGCACATGGTCATATATCTAAGCGTGAATTATATGACCTCATGCACGCATTTATTAAAGGTTTAGAGTTTTCCCGTTATGAATTGCAAAGTTTTGGAAGTCTTAGTCAAAATGTAATGCAATCTTATGCAAAGGCAGCAGCCTAGTTGTACCTAGTAAGCCCTTAGTAATAGGGGTTTACTGGATTGCAATTAAGCAATCAATACCTAACTGAAGGATTAAATAATGTTCACTATTTTTTATAAAGGTTTTTATGTTCATGGTTATTTTGATAAACCTAATGTTGTGGTGCAAAGGGAAGATTTACCAAACTTTTTATGCATAAAAAGTTTGGTAAATCTTCCCTTTGCACCACAACATTAGGTTTATCAAAATAACCATGAACATAAAAACCTTTATAAAAAATAGTGAACATTATTTAATCCTTCAGTTAGGTATTGATTGCTTAATTGCAATCCAGTAAACCCCTATTACTAAGGGCTTACTAGGTACAACTAGGCTGCTGCCTTTGCATAAGATTGCATTACATTTTGACTAAGACTTCCAAAACTTTGCAATTCATAACGGGAAAACTCTAAACCTTTAATAAATGCGTGCATGAGGTCATATAATTCACGCTTAGATATATGACCATGTGCAATAGGTGTTGAACACCCGCCACCCTCGTTGACTGTGCGGTGAACACATACACCGCCATAAGCATGACTGATAGAAAAGTGACCAACTGCAATCTTTCCTGTATCAACATTGCGGTAATTCATTGGTGAGTTTGTAAGAGTGTTAATGTATTGGCACAGGTTTTCAAGCTGGCTATTTGTGATTCTTTGCATGATATTGCCTCTTTAAGTTAGGTTTTGTTACTTGTTAAGTTGATCTTTTGCGTAGTTGTATAAAGACCATTTTGAACAGTTTGCCCAATAAGCATGATTGTCATTGATTAAATCTTCAATTTTGTTGTGAAGAAATATATCTTCACCAGACAAGCCACCAATGGTATTTATGCTTTGTAATAAGTTTTGCTTTAAAAGCCATTCTTCAACATCTGTCAATACTTCGTATGCTGTCATTGTTGTTTTGTATGTCATTTTGATTCCTTTTCAGTTAGGTTTTTGTTTACTACAGTTTGATTGTAATGCTATTAATACTATTAATACTAGTAATGTTTAAATAAATATTTTAATTAAGATTGACAAATTGATAGCTTTTTTCTATAGTGATCCTATTAATACAATTAATATAATTGATAAATTGTTCAATAGTTAAGTAAGTAAATTAATAGGTAAAGCAACTGTCAGAAAGTTTGGAACAATGCCAACCTATTCGCACCTCGGGTAAACCCTATTTTTTTATAGGTGCTATTGACATGGGTACCCTACTGATCGGAGTGCCCTGCAACACTTAGTCAGCTTCGGTAATTTGGTCTGGTCAGGTTAGCCAGCAGCGTAGACTTGCACAAAAGATTGGCGCATCGAATGGGCAGAGGGAAGGGATTGTGCGTGCCCTATTCCGTTCTCCCCCCATAGAAAATTACAGTTTTTTGGTAATGGTGTTATCCGTCAAATTCACTGTTTGAATATCGCAGTACAAAACCCTACTCTTGATATTTTCTAAATTAAAGACATTGAAGGTTGTCCAAATAGGACCTGTAGCCACCCCTTCTATGGAGTAACAGTACTTGGATAGGCATCCAATGTCAGTCACATCCATCCCCATCTCTAAAGTCGATAGGCACATCCCTGTGGGATTGGTGGTAATCACCCTCTTGCCAGCGTTTAATAGCTCTTTTACCCGCTTGTTAAAGAATTCATGAGAGAAGTTTGGCAATTGGTTTGATTTTGGCTCTGCGTTAATTAGCAGGGTATCAAAAGACATGGGTAAGGGAGCGTTTAAGGCAGGGTACTCAAAGAGTAAATCCTCCCTACAAGCTATGGGGTTGTCTACCCCTAAGAGATTAGACAAATGATCGAACCAGGATAAGTAAAACAGCACCCAATTAGACTGTAGTGGGTGGGTATAAAAATAGTTATCGCGCCCAATCCAGGCGTTGACTGCTGTGGGTGGTATGTAAAGATCGGCTAAGGTAATCGCTGTACCCTCGGTCAAGGGTAATAGCTGAGCGTGGTGCATGGGATTGCAGTGGTGAACAATGTCCTCCCCCAAGGGAAGTTGCAAGCGCCTGAGATAATTAAGGTGTATAAGGTTATCACCAAGGTGATACTCATTGTATGTTTCTAACATAGTGTGTATTATCAGATTAAATAGATTAAGGAGAGTATATGTCAATTGCAGTGGAAAGTAATATTCCATTACCTTCTGAGAGGACTAAAAGATACCCTTACAAAGAGATGGAGTTGGGTGAGTGCTTCTTTGTTCCAGAGTCTAAGATTCAAATTATTTGTAATGCGAACTACAAGGCACAAAAAAGGACAGGCATGAAATTTACCGCTAGGCGGGAAGGCAACGGAGTCAGAGTATGGAGAATAGAATGAACGGCAAAATGAATGGTGAAATGAGCGCAGTAGAGTACATTGAAACAGCCAATGACCAGGCTAAGAAAATGTATATGCAACGGATCTGGGAAATGAACAAAGATCAGATTTTTCATGAATTGATGCGGGTGCATGGCGAGTCCTCCAAGCTCTTAGCCCAAGCTACGGCTGAGATCACTTATTTAAAGTCGCTTCTTGATAGCCCAGAGGATGCGGATGCAAGACATTGAGCGCTTGAGAATAGAGCGTTTGTTGTTTAAAGAGCAGATGAATAAAGCCATTGCCTGTAAAACCAAGAAGCAAAAGATAAAGTTAGCAGGTACTTGGAAAAACGCCTATAGTGAAATGACCTATACCGCCCTGATTGATCTAGCCCGTAACCATCAGGCTAGGCTAAAAGTGGCGGACTGGGATCTAGAACACTTTGAGATTAAAAAGCAGAATGGGCATAGATGAAAACCGCAGCCGTAGTAACTGTTACCAACGGTAAAAGAGCTATTGAATTAGAGAAGTGTATTGCAAGCATTGCTAGTCAGACCTATCCTTGCCAGCATT